AAAATCATCTTGTACTTCTTGTACTCCATTAGAACCGGGTTTTAAACTGCCCATTCCTCTTGAAGATACACCTACTGTAATTCCGTTTTTAAATAACTGTGTTAGTATGTTGCCTGAGGGGGTAGGTAATATTTCTATTTTACCCATTACATCATCTCCGTTCCACCAAACATCTTTAATGTTGTGAGAAACGTTTTTAAGATTAATAACAGAAGAATCTGGGTGGTCTAGTTCACCTAATGCTCTGTTTTCTGCTATTGGTCCTTTTTTATAGTTTTCAACTTCTCTTGCTAAAATTTCTCTAGGGTAATACCTACCATTACCATTTTTGGTTTCAGCAGCTTGTAATCTACCCTCAACAAGTAAATTACCACTTTCGGTTTTAACCGCTTCGGTGATTGCTTGGGGGGAAAGCTTAAAAAGTTGAGTTTCTATGAGGGTTTGTCTCATTTTCCTCCAGTCATTGTATTTTTATCAGCCGTTACTTCCATCAACTTTTTTTCTAATTCCTTAATTTCTTTTTCAACTTCTTGGATAGCAGACTGGTTAATAAATTCGGCTAAAGATTCATCTTCGTTTACCATTACTGCTTTTTTTCTTTCAGCAATTGCTCTTTCATAAACTTTAGCTTCAACTTTTTTCTTAGCAAGTTCACCTAAACGCTCAGCTTCCTTAAGAACTTCAGCTATTTTCATTCTACCCTCTTTCTTCATTTCTTTTTTTTCTTTAGCTTCACCTGCGGCTTTACCTTTTTCGTATTCATAGGCAGCTTCACCTTCTTCTACTTCTTCTTCTGCTTCATTTAAAAAAGCTAAGAATTTATTTTCATAAGCTTGTTTTGGACGATCAGCAAATGGATTACCAATAGATGGAATACCTGCTACGGCTTCTTCTAATAATTCTTTTAATTTGTCAGATTTGTTCATTTTATTTTCTTTTAAGTCTCCGTAGCCGGAGGATTTGTATTTTCCAGTTGGTTCTTTACCAGTTTCTAATTCAGTATAACCTAAACCATCTATGCTAAAAGCAGCGTTTTTGGTATAATAAATAGGATCTTTTTCTAAATTCTTTAAGACTACTTCTTTTGCTTTATCTAAAGTTAATTCAGGATCTTTTTCTAATTCAACTCTTAAACCATTTAAGTATTGATCAAAGATTTGATTATTAAGATTTTTCTTATCTTTATAATCGTATCCTGCTATTTCTTTTTCTTTTACTTCTTTGGTGGTTTTACTTTCTGTTGCTTTTGCTTCTTCAGTAATAAATTTATCAAAATTAGTAAAAGGATTTAATCCAGCAGAAGGCATTAAAGGGAAAATGTTTTCACTAATTACACTACGTTGTTTTAATAATTTAGTTGTTTGATTAAACGTAGCGCTATTAGGAACAATGTTAGGAAACAAACGTTTTGCTTCCTTCATAAATACATCTTTGTGTCCTTTTCCTTCTTTAATTAAGTTATATTGTTCTTGAAGTGTCTTCATGTTAATAAATATGTTATTTATTTAAATCCACGTAATCTATCCCCTTAGCTTTTTTTCTAAGAGATTTTTGATTAACTGGTTTATAACCTATTGATGTATACTGTGAAGTATTTGCTTTACCAAAAGCATAAGGAGTATTATATCCCATTCCAGTAGCTTCTTTTACAGTGGATTTTACCATACTGTATTGATCTGGGTAGTTATTTCTAAAAAATGTTCTGAAGGAGTTAAAAGTGTCGGCTATTTTGTCAGCTTGGATTTGAAATTCTTTATCTCCTCTTAATTCCTTATTACTTTTTAAGGTTTTAGCAGTATTTCTAGCTTTACCTAAATTTTTATATAATTCAATAAAGCTAGGAAGTTTATAAACAGTATGAGTTATCCCCCCACCTTCTCTTCTTTCAGATGGGTCGTTAGCTTTATAATAGGTTTCTAACTCGTCATCAAAAAAATCTTCCTCACTTGTAGGACCGTATTTATCCTCAATTTTTTTAAGGAAATTAGGATTTAATTCTGAGGGTTTAATTGGCATTACTTAACTACTTTAGAAAGCTCTTCAGTTAATTCGTAATACTGAAGAAGATTAATTAAATCGTCGTTATTAATCTTAGAACCTTTATCTATTTCTTTAAGAAGTTTTACTACTTCTAATAATTTAATTTTAGTAGCACCATCCTTTACTTTTCTAGCTTGTAAATTAAGTACTTTTTTAATCTCGTTAATTTTAATATTATAAATTTCTTTTAAACGAGGTGTATTATCAATTGAATTAATAAATTCTTTAAGTACTTCTTTTTGTCCTTTATTTAAATTGGCGTATTTGCCATTAAACTTTTCAAGCATTACCTTATAAGTAAGTACTCTTAAGTCTTTATCATACTTAGCAAATTCTTCAACTAAATCTTGTTTTACTCTTTTTTCACTAACAGGTTTTTCTGTTAAGTGTTCTAAAATAGTAATTTTATTATCAATAATTTCGTTTGTTTCAGATAATTTATCTGAGTTGTAGATTTCGATTAATTTATAAAAGGCAGCATATCCTTTATAATTAGGCACCTGGTGTCTAAAAAATTCATTTATATTATAGTGCTTGCTAATTTCGTTAATAAGATTATATTTTTCTCTTCTTAAAGCACTTCTATTTAATTTACGGGTAGCCTCTAATACAGTATTTAAAGTTACTTCTGCTTTTCCTTCGCTTAAATTCTTGTTCTTAAATAAGGTTTCATACAATTTGTATTCTTTACCTAATTCAGTTTTAGCGAATGATTTTTTTAATATATTTAGAGAAGGAGAAGAACCGCCGTTTAGGGTATCGGCAGTTATCTGTCTGACTAAGAGTTCAAACAAAAGGCCCGTATTTTTATACTTAGAATGTTTAATTTTCATCGATAGGCTTTTTTATAAATATATAAAGATTTTTACTCCTTCAATTGTTTTTCGTCAAGCAATGAATCATCCTGTTCGAATACCAATTGTTTACGATTAACCGGAATTCTTTTAAGCATATCTTTATTTTGTAAGTAAGCTGTTTTTGCTTCTAAAGCCAGTGGCGAACCACCTTTGTATGAAGGTTTAATTGAATCAGAATCATTTTTATCAGTATCCTTCATTCTCTTAACACCTAATCTATCTTTCCCAAAATTACCATCTTGGGTGTTTATATTAGAAACTTTTTCTTCAGGTCGGCCTAATTCTTTTTCATTGTATCCAGCAGGTACATTATCTGGTTCATCGTAGTATCTGCCTTTACCATATAATGAGGCTAGGTCATGTGGAGTACCATATGATTGTCCTGTTTCTACCGGGTCGTTTCCTTCGGCTTCAATTTGAGTAGTGCGGAAAGTACGTTTAGCATCTTCTCTAATTAAGTCTCTAAATTCAGTATATTCATCTTCACTTAAGTGGAATAAATGATCATAGATAAAGTCAGTTGGAAATAATTTAGTTTCCATCATTTGAGCTGCTAAATCTATTTTTTCTTTCATTAATGCTACTCTTTCCTGGTCGTAGATGATTGAAGGAGTAGTTAAATTAAGTTCAAAATTAACTAAATTATCATTGTCATATCCTTGAGTGTAAAGGTGAACAACAGCAATCTTATATAATTCTGAAAGGATTATTCTTTGGATTCTTTCTACTGTGCGGGCAAATCTAATATCTTCGGCTGCTAATGTAGCTTTGCCTTCTGTGTTTTCATCGTATCCTAAGAATGCTTTGGGTACTTTAAGAGCAGCAAATAATTTATTTCTTAAATATTCTACGTCAGTAATACCATCATATTGTAAACCAGGTGTAGTTTCAATTTTAGTTGTAGCATCATTACCTCTTAAGGGGATATAAAAATCCTCTAAAAGGTTTTGCATATTATATTTTAAGTTATAATCTCCGGTTTGTTGATCAACATACGGAGTACGCTTCATTTTTGAGATAGTCTTTTGCATAAAATTTTCTATCTCAGCAGGAGGAATAGCGCCTACATTTATATAAAAAATACGTTTTTCTGGGGCACGTACAATTCTGTGTACTAACATAGCATCTTCCATTAACACATATTGTTTAAACAATTTACGTGCTGGTTCAATATAACTTCTACCATATGGAAGATAATTTACGTCTGAAAGAAGTCTGAAGTGGGCGATTTCATAGTTATCAAAATAAATTGCTTTGGGGTTAGAACTACCTCCAGCACTTTGTAAACCCCCAAAGTAACCACCATACTCACCCCCACCACTTAATCCATCAGGATCAAATTTAAATTTAACTTCTACTTGATGTTTATTAGTTTCACTAATTTTTTCTTCTCTAACAATATTATAAGCTGTATATGGGATTACATTATATACACCAAATTTTTCGGCAATTTCAAGTTTTAAAAAGAAGTCACCATACTTACACATTTGGCGAATCCACATCCATAAGTTAAATTCTATATTTAAAACATCATAAAATAAATTATATAGAATTTTCTGTATTACTTCGTCAGATGATTTAATTTGTAATACCTCACCCATGGCGTTTTTAAGGGTAGATTCATCTGCTAATATATCTAAAGCAGAAGCGATGATAGCATCTGTATCCATCGCTTCATAATCAGAATATAATTGGGTTCTTAAAGTTTGATAATTAAGAGCAGGGTTGTAAATAGGCATTTGATTAGTAGTATACAAACGATTGTATCTATCAATCATTGAATTAGTTTCAATTTGCCCAGTTTGTTGATAATTACTAAAATCTAATACTTTTAGTTTATCACCTCCTACATTACGAATTAATACGTCTGTAGAAAATAGTCTTTTTAATCTTGTGAATATGCTTGTATCAGCCATAATATATTAATATATGAATAAATATTACAGAAGCCAACTAAAGTCTTCAGTTCCTCCTCTTCCATTATCCATGTGATATGGATTATCTTGTCCTGTGGAGAAATATGCTCCTTGGTAACTTGTTGTGGATTTATGAAATGAACCTAATGCTGCTTTTGTTACGTCTACTCCATGTTGTCTAAATTTAAGTGCGGTATCTCTTACATACAATCCCATACCAAAACTCATTACTAAATCATCGTTATAACCTACTTGAGCTTCAGCTCTACCATATTTCCAAATAAAAGTTTTCATTTCTTCTAATAAACGTTTAGATTGGATTGTAACTCCTTTATCAGAGACATATTCTTGGAATTTACCTATAACCATAGGACGAGTTCTAGTTGACATAGTAAAACCAGCAGTCATACTTGAATTATTTTCATAATTTTGTAAATATGAATCCACATTAACTTGATCTGATTTAGGAGAATAATAAAGATTTTGATAACCTCTTTCAATTATAGTTTGAATTGTGCTCCATCCTATATTAGCATTTTCTACTATAAGTAAAGCATTATTATATTCAGTAGCAATTGATGTAAGTATATGCCCAAAGTCTTTAGTTGATACTTGGCCTTTATATTCACCTACTTGGGTAGCATTTTCAATATCAAAAATATGAAATGCTGAATAGTCCTTGCCATCTCCTCTAGCTACGTCGGCTGAGATCATATAAGAACGGGTATAATCAGCTGGTTCCCAGATCCATAAGTTTTGGTCAACACCTCGTCTTTCAAGGGGTTCTCTGAGTGTAGTTTTTTCTATAAATTCTAAATATTCAGGATAAAATACTACATCACCAGAAGTACTAAAATCACAATCACATTCTTGAGCGGCCATTCTAGGATCACCTAGTAATTCATCTTGTCTATCTCTCCAGTTTTGATCTCGTTCAGGATGAACATACCAAGGAAGTTTAATAGGTAAAAACTCATTTTCATTGGCTTCTGCTCTCACCCAAGTTTGATGAAACCAGTTACCTGTACCATAAGGAGTAGATAATGCTATACACCCCCCACCAGTAGCAAGTGTTTGTTGAGCTGATGCCCATATTTCACCAATATTTTCGATAAAAGCCGCCTCATCAATTAATAGAAGAGAAACTGCTTCAGATCTACCTGCATCACTAGAAGCTGAAGTAGCTTTAATTTGAGAGCCATTTTCAAGGCGAAGGGTTAGTTTATTGTTTTCTTCGAATCCTATTTTGAGCCATGAAGGTAAATTTTCATACATAAATTTAACCTTTGTAACCATATTTTTAGCAGTTTCCTGCTTAGTAGCAATACAAAGTACGTTTTTATCCTTATGAAAAATCATTAACCATAAAGAATATCCTGCAGATAAAGTAGAGATACCTAACTGGCGAGATTTTAAAATAATAGAATAAGGATTGTCTTGGAATAATTTTAAAACTTTTTCTTGGAAAGGGAATAAATGAAAGTTGATTCTTCCTCTTTGAGGATGTTGAATCATACAGTATTTTTTCATAAAGTGTACTGGGTCTTGGGCACACTTAAGATATTCCTGTCTTATTATTTGTTTTAAATCACTCATATAATTGCCAACAATATTGTTAAAATTAAAGATAAACCTCCTACTAAATTTCTCTGTGTGATTATTTTACCTACCTTATCTTCTAAAACTTGTTTTTCAGTAGTTAAAGTAACATTTAAATTACTTAAAATTGCTAAAGAAGAATCTAACAAAGCAATTTCACTATTTTTTAATTCTATAATTGAATCTTTTTGTATTATAATTAAACGTAAATCTAAAGTATCTTTTTGTAGCGATTCTCTTTCTAATTGACACAAATCATATAGTGTTAATTCTTTAGCTATTTCTCTAGCATGTTTGGATGGAATACAAACTAAAGAATCAGTTTTTGTACCTGTTTGAGAAAAAGTTAACAAGCTCGTTATTAGACATATTATCAATAGACTCAACCGTTTTACTATAATCATTTCGTAATTTATTTAATTCATTATTCCTTTTTACTATAGAAGTATTTAAGCTATCTACTACTAAATTTACTTGGAAGATTTGTAATTGTAAACTATCTCTAGTGTCTTGAAGTAATAAAAGTTTATTTTCGTATTCTAAAGTATTTTGCTCAAGTATTTTAAGAAAATTTTCTTCTGCTTGTTGTTTTGCGTGTTTAAAAGCAAAGAAGTAGCCTAAAGCTACTCCTAATACTAATATTCCAATGAATGATAATATTTGACCTACATTATTCATCCATAATAAATATTAAGATTTAACTATTTTTAATATTTGTTGAATACGTTCATCAGTAGTACCTGAAAGTGTATAATATACAGGACGATGTCTAAATAAAAGTTGTTGAATTGTGGTATCTATTGATTTTCTATATTTTTCATCGGTTTCTCTTACACCATTATCTTCTATAGGAATTCCTTTAGGTGAAATATAAAATATGTAATCATATTGACGAACAAATCGTTTAGCATAAAATTCAAAATCTTCAGCATTAATTATATTAGTTTTATCAGAACAATATGTAAAAGCCATTACATCAATAATTGTTCTATCTGTAATAATATTTTCTTGCATTAATTCAGTTACACGCTCTGCAAGAAATATAGTTTGTCCTTCAATAGTAGTTTCGTGATTCAATGGAATACCCAATGAACTAAGATACTTACTACGTTCAGTAGCAAAATTATAATCCTTAAATTCAGGTAAATCTTTTAACGCATTTACAAGCGTTGTTTTACCTACTGACATTGTTCCACAAAGTCCTATTTTCATTTTATCCAGCGTTTCTTGATGATTCTCTCATTGCAGGATTTTTATACCAAGGCAACCCTGTTCTGTCACGACGTTTTTCATTCCATTCTTCTTCAGTATGTTGAATACCATAAAGGTAATACTCTCTTAATCGTCTCTCACCCTGAGGTATAAGAGCAGGTCCTTCCCAGTTGTGGAGTTTTCCATCCCATTCATAGAGAATTGTTCCGTCTGGTGTTTTAATTTTCCTTGGTTTAGGCCATTTGTTGTCTTTTTCCATAACTTTTTATTTTTTAGGCATTGTTAGTCCGGCAATGTAATTAGCATCTGCTAAATGAAAATTGTATTCTCTTAAAATATCTTCAGCTACATAAGTTCCTTGTGCTCCTGATACTGTAATTCCTCTAGCACTTAAAGCATCTCCTACAAAATGAACATTAGGATGTTCTGTAAGAGATAGGTTATAATAATTTACAAGTGGTTCCGGTGAAAGATACTTTACTTCAGGAATGTACATGCCCCAATCATCTTTAAGTGTTGGAAACACTTTTTCCATATCAGAAATAAAATCTTCAATGTATTTAAAATATCCTTGGAAAGCATCCCGTACTTGTTGTAGTCCTTCTTCGTTAATATAATGTGCTTTTACCCAACTACCTTCTGATGTGAGTGTTTTATCTCTGTTTGAAGGGCTGTAATAAAGTCCTGCTTTATATTTGGCCTGAAAACGGCCTTGGGCTTTTTTGTTGCCTCCTCCTTCTCCAGATACAATATCCATTTTATTTACTTTAGAAACCAAGTCACGAGACCAAGTAAATGGATTATCAATACCTTGAATTTCCATCAAGATACCAAAATTAGTCATATCATTACGGTATGCTTCATCTTTTTTAGCATGTCCATTGTAGCTATAATCTCCATATGTTTCCTCAAGTGCTACATAAGCAGCATTGTTGTTTGTACAGAATGAACGAAGTGAAACACCTTCATCGTCAAATTTACGATATAGTTTGAAATCGTAACTAATATCGATTAATTTTTGGAAATGTTTTTGTGGTGCCTCAAATCGAACACCAATTTGTACTGGTTTTGGTTCAGTAGGTAATGTATATTCATCTGCTAATTCTTTACCAAAGTCAATACCTGATTTACCAACTGCGAAGATTAAACGGTCGTATTCAAATGAATGCTCTAAATCTGATTCGGGTACTGTTACTGTACCTGTATTGGTTTCAAAATTGATTGAGGTTACTTTAGCTCTCCATTCAAACTTCACACCTTTAGACACTAAATAATCGTACCAATTTTTACCAATCTCGTGTAGGTAATCTGTACCAACGTGCCATACAGGAAACAATCGCAAACCAAAATATGGTTTAATAAAATCTGGTTCTGCTTCAGGGTTTGAACATTGTACCTCTTCTGGTTTAGGATGGAAGCGTTTAAAATTAGTAATTACTTCATCAAACAACCTCATTGCTTCATCTTCACCACAATATTTTGACATATGTCCCCCAATTGCTGTGTGGTAAGTAAGTTTACCATCACTCCAACCCCCAGCGCCTAAAAAACCTGTCATTACTTCTTCAGGTTTACGCTTATAAGGATCATTACCCATATCAATAATAGTGATAAGTTCACCAGGATAACCATTATCAACTAATTTTGTAGCGGCATTAACACCTGCCACACCTGCTCCAACAATTACTATTTTTTCTTCCATTTGTTAATTTTAAACGTGTAAATATACGAAAAAAAAGCTGTGACCCCAAATTGAGGTCACAGCTCTCGAATTTTTAATTTTAACGACTGGCTATGAATCAGTCTAAAAGTTAGGCTTTATCTTCAGTTACTGAGGCTTTTCTGTATTCAGTTACTAATTTTTTAATTTCACCTAATGCTTTTCTAGCTCTACCGTGAGCTGCTTTAGATTTACCATTGTGTTCCGTCTTAAATACTTCGTACAAATGCTCAATCTGTTCAAATAACTCTTGTGTATTCATTGTTTATAAATTTTAAGTTTTAAATTTCCTTTTCCTTTTATTACCCTGTGTAAATATCCCTTAGGAATTTCAAATCGATCTCCTGTTACCATTTCAAAGGGAAGATCTTCATCATATTGAAATTGCCAACCACTCCCTACTAAAACCTCTACTACTCTATCTTCTTGATCTTCATGCCAAATTAGTTCCATAGGATCTGTGTCAGCTGAAAATTCACGAATAACTATATTGTTTTGTTCAGAAATATTAATATATGGGTTCATGCTACCATATCACCAATAACATTTTTAAATATAGTATGAACTTCTGCCCCTTTTACTAAAGTTTTTAAACTATACAAACCTGCTTTAAGATAACTAGCTTTTTTAAGATATCCAATAGCATTACCTCCTGCTTGTCCCGCCATCATTAAAATTACAATAGCATAAAGTATTTGGGCAATTTGATCTTGTTTTTTAGCATCTTTAGTAAATAAACTAACTATTCGTTTAATAGGAGTTTGGAATGCTTTTTCGTTATCGTGAGTCCACTTATAAATTTTTTCAGCAGCTTCTTTACCAGTACCCCAATCGCGTTTTTCAGCTTGCTTTTTAACAAATTTAGCAAGCATATTAGCTACTGTATTAGATAAAAGGATATAACCTATTATACCTACTACACCAGCAATTTCATCAAGTTTTTCTTCTTTACCTTTTAGTTCACCTTTAATAGCTGCTGCTAATTCATCTCCTAAAGCATCAAATTCAGTATCAAATGCTTTTTCCTCAGGCCCATTATCTTCTACTTTTTCTTGAAGTAAGGGGTTATTGTAAATATATTTTTTATAATCAAAAGTATCCATTACCAATAAGTATTCATTTTAGGTCCTAAACCAAGAGCAGGTGCATATCTTGGGAGATTGCAGCTCCAGTATCCAGGTGTTGTTCTATCTTTTTTCTGATCGCAATTGTGGCGTTTTGCGAATGCTTGTCTTGCTTTTGCATTTCTAATTTTAGCTCGTAATCCACCAGAGCCAAATGAGACTTTTTTAACTTTATCTCCATCCATTACATAAACGTAGTAAGCTTTAGAACCACCACGTTTTGGTTTTCCAATTGAAACTTCTTTACCTTGATATTCAGCTTCGTCAATTGCTGGTAAATCGAGTGGTACTTTTTTGCCTTCGTAAATTCCAAATTTACCAATGTCAGTATTTTCAATAAGGAATTTACTGTTTTCATCTAAACTAATAGTACCCCACTCAAGAAGCATTCTTGCTTCAGCAAATAATTGGAGGTATTTTTTAGATCCAATTCTAAACACATTCTCTTGTAATGAGATGCCGTTTTCGATGTGATAGCGGAGGCCTTCGCTTATAGGCGCTTTACTCTCCAATAATGCGAGTTTAGGCTGCGCTTCACTACAACCACCACAACCACACGAACATGATTTTTTAGGTGCTTGAAATCCCTTTATTGCTTCTTGAATGTATTGTTTAAGCATGGTTATAAATATTATGAAATTTCATTATAATCAATTGTAAGATTATTTGCTCTTGCTCCAGTACTCATTGCTGATGCTGGGACTGTTCTGATTGTGATTCCCCTACCTATTAGTCCTTGGGTTTGGGTAGCTTTTGAAACATTTCGTTCTAATTGAAGGATTGGATAATCCTCTTCTTTAAAATCATCTACTTCCTTATAATTTTTAGTAGAAGTTATATCTAATGTATCTCCCTCTACTTTAAAGTCATTAGCCGTAAATGTTCTTTGTACTACATCAGCATTATCCGGGCCAAAAGCTAAACTGTCTATGTCTAATCTAGGAGCATTTTTGATAAATACTCTTCCATAATTTTTATCATTTTCAGGGTTAACCATATTTAATACTCTTGGGTTTTCTTGATCTACTTTAAGTTCAAGTCCGGGAATTTCACCTTTATCTGCTTTTTGGAGAATTAAATTAAAAATATCTCCGTGAGTTCTCATAGCAGAAGACCATCTAAATGACCCATCTTTTTTAATAGATACTGGGTATATTTTACCAGAGGAGTCTTTAAGGTGGGCGTCTGCTTTCCATCCTTTACTTTCACCTTCTTTACCAACACCTGATGCTTGTACTATATTGGGGTAGTTTAAAGTAGGACCACTAGAAGGGGTAATTCTTACATTAGTTGGAGCGGCTTCATTTATGCTGTTAACAAAAATATCTTCATTGTCTAATCCCGCGGATCCTACTCCTGTTATATTTTTATGAATAATTTCGATTCCACTTTCTTTATCAACATAACCTCCTCCACTAGAACCTCTAACTGTGGCTTCTCTTTGATATCCTAATTTTTCTAATTCTCCAAAAATATCTGCTCTAGTTCTATCAGTAAAAATTATAATTCTATTTTTAGAATGGGCTTTAATTTCTTCATCAGGAAGACCTAATTGTTGTTTAAGTTTATCAGCTACTTTTTTAGCTTCAGCACTTAAAAATTCATAAGGTTTTTTCACTTCATCTAAATTAATACCTAAATTTTCTAATAGCTCCTCTAACATAAGCATATCCTGAGCATCATTGATGTCAGGATATCCTTTGGGAAATTTATACGAAACTTTTCTTAAAAATTTATCTAATACGTCCATTTTATAATTCGTCTACTGATGCGGGTACTCCGGCTTCTTCTTCTGGTGTTGGTGGTTCTTCAGTTGGTGCTTCTTCACCTCCTAAAGCATCAGCTAAGCCTTCATCTTCTATGGCTTCATCTTTACCTGTACCAGCATAATTATAT